AATGAGTAAAGTTGACACATACACAGACTACATGATTACAATAGCAAATGACAATTCACATGGTTATTCACAGATTAACAGAGGTGGTAACCCTGACTTTGACTGTAGCTCATTAGTTGGTCATGCACTTGCTAAAGCAGGGTTTAATGTAAATCCTAACAGTACAACAAGGAATTTGTATGAACAGTTGAAACGTTGTGGTTTCACTATATGCAACAGACCTTTTAAAAAAGGCGATATTCATTTAGCAGTGGGGCATCACGTATGCGTATCAACAGATAGTGAACACATAGTTCATGCAAGCATTGACGAAAACGGAACTACAAAAGGAAGCAAAGCAGGAGACCAAACTGGCAGGGAAATTTGTATACGAAAATATTACAATCCTAGTTATGGTTGGGCGTATCATTTACGCTATAATGAAAAAAGTAAAGGAAGTGCAAGCTATAGTATGAATACTTTAAAAAGAGGTTCATCAAATATTGACGTATCAGTTTTTGAAATACTAATGAAAAAGTTAGGTTATTACAGTGGTAGCATTGATACAAAATATGGTACAGGCTGTGTAAGGGCTTGTAAGAATTTTCAGTCAAATTATGGATTGACTGTTGACGGAGTCTGTGGTAAAAACACATGGAATAAACTTTTTAGTTTAGGTATAAGATAATGGCATGGGTTGTTAAAATAGGTTTAGACCCTAGTATGTCTCAAACAGAACTTGAAAATAATGCTACTGAATTTTATTCGTATTTTAATAGTAAAGGATTTACTATTGAAAGCACCTCGGGTATGCTAGGAAATTTACAGCAGGAGTCGCAAATAAACCCCGGTTGTAAAGAAAAAGGTGGTGACGGGTGGGGACTAATACAGTGGACACCACACACTAATTTAACAGACTATGCAAGCGCACAAGGTTCTGACTGGGCTACAGGTGAAATACAGACACAGTTAATGTGGGAAGAGATTATTAATAATTATGGTGGTCAATGGATACCAAAACCTAATAAGGGCTACCCGTATAGTGGTGAGGAATTTTCACAACTTACAGATGTAACTACAGCTTGTATGGCTTATCTAATAGAGCGTGAAAGGGCAAGTGCAGAAGTTGCAGAAAAAAGAGTTGCATACGCTAATGCGTGGTATGAATATCTAAGTGGAGTTACACCGCCCACACCACCCTCACCAACTAAGCGAAAACGTATGCCAGTTTGGATGATGTGCAGACCAATATTTTAAATAGAAAAGAGGTGATAATATGGCAGTACTTTCACATGATGATTTTATGAGTGCAGTAAAAGGTTTAGCAGGAGATAACGCTGATGATAATACTCTTACTATGATTGAAAATTTTACTGACACATTCAATGACCTTGAGATGCGTGCAAATGATACCACGGATTGGAAGTCAAAATATGAACAGAATGATAACGAGTGGAGAGAAAAATACAAGGCACGATTTTTTGACGGCAGTGCAGGTACAGTCCCTGCGACAGTAATTAAGGAGCAAAAGGAAGATATTACCGATGACGGTAAAGATATTTCCTTTGATGATTTATTTAAAGAAAGAGAGGACTAAGAATTATGGCTACAAAACCAAAAATTAAAACACTTACTAATTCAAGCGTTGACATCTTAAATGCAATAAGAAATAACGCAAGCACAAATTACAGAGATTATGTACCACAGGCTACAGCAGATTCTGACTCAATCAGAGAAATCGGTGCAGTAATTATGGACTACCCTGCTTTACAGAATGAGTTTTTATCAGCACTAGTAAACAGAATAGGTAGAGTAATTTTAACAAGTAAATCATACGACAATCCATGGGCTATGTTTAAAAAAGGTATGCTCGAATTTGGTGAGTCTATCGAGGAAGTATTTGTTAATATTGCAAAGCCGTTTCAGTTTGACCCACAGGTTGCAGAGTCAAATGTATTCAAGCGTGAAATTCCTGACGTACGTAGTGCATTTCACATTATGAATTATCAGAAGTACTACAAAGCTACAATCTCAAACGACCAGTTAAGACAGGCTTTTCTGTCTATTGACGGCATTACAGATTTAATTGCTAAGATTGTGGACGCTATGTATACTGGTGCTAACTATGACGAGTTCCAGACTATGAAGTATATGCTCGCAAAACATATCTTAAATGGACTGATGAACCCAGTTACCATTCCTGCTATTAACACAGCAAACATGAATAGTATTGTTAGTACTATCAAGGGAGTATCAAATAAGTTTACTTTCCTTAACTCAAAGAATAATCTTGCAGGAGTTATGAACCATACACCTAAGCAGGAACAGTATTTGTTAGTTAATTCACAGTTTGACGCTACTATGAATGTCGAAGTACTTGCAAGTGCTTTTAACATGGATAAAGCAGAATTTGACGGACATCATGTACTTGTAGATAGCTTTGGTGATTTAGATATCGAGAGATTAAATATTCTCTTTGCTGATGACCCAACCTATACAGAGATAAGTTCGGAAGAACTTGAAGCACTTGACGCTATTCCTTGCGTTTTAGTGGATAGTGACTGGTTTATGATTTTTGACAACTATCAGAACTTCACAGAGCAGTACAATGGTGAAGGACTGTATTGGAACTACTGGTATCACGTATGGAAAACATTTAGTGTATCTCCGTTCTCAAACAATGCTGTATTTGTTGCAGGAACACCTGATGTCAAGTCAGTTGTGGTTACACCTAGTGAAGCCACAGTTAGTGCAGGTGGACAGATACAGTTAAGTGTTACTGTTGATACTGACAACTATGCACCACAGAGTGTTATATGGAGTATTGCTACTGGTGATGATAAGGCTAGTATCTCAAGTACTGGTATGCTTAAGATTAATAGTGGCGCTGAAGCAGGAACTATTACAGTTAAAGCAACTAGCACGTTTGATAGTACAAAGTCTGGTACTGCGACTATTACAGTTGCGTGATATTAATACGGCAGGAGAGCGTGATTGCTTTCCTGCTATTGTAAAGGTGGTGGAGATATGCAGATACAACCTAATAGCATTATCAAATTGTGTAGTGGTGTACCGATAGATAGTAGTTATAAAGATACTATTTATTTTGAAAATAGAGAAGCACAGAAAAGTTATTTTGATAGTAAAGTTAGTAAGACTATGGACAAAGCTAGTTTTCAGAGAATTAACGGACAGCAGGGTGTTGTAAGAATGAGTGCTAATGCAGAGAGCATTTATGACTGCAACTATATGATGTTTCAAAATACTAACTATGCTAGTAAATGGTTTTATGCTTTTATTACTAATATTGAGTATGTAAACGATAAAGTTAGTAATGTATATTTTACTATTGATGTTATGCAAACATGGTTTATGTTTGACTGTACTCTTAAAGAGTGTTTTGTTGAGAGAGAACATAGCATGACAGATGTTATTGGTGATAATTTAGTGCATGAAAATGTTGAACTAGGAGATTATGTTAGTAGTTCCTTTGAGCAATTTACAACGTCTGAAACTAGTAGCGGAAGCACAAATATTATAGCACCATTGTCAATAGCAGTTGCTTGTACCTTTAACAAAGATTATGAAGATGTTGCAGGTGGATATTATTCAAATTTATATAGTGGTTTAAATTTTATAACGTTTGACAACAATCCAACTGGCGCACAAGAGTGTAGTGAATGGCTATCAAATGTACCTAGTGCAAAATATGACGGTATAGTTGCTATGTTTTTAATGCCTACTAATTTTATAAGTAATGTAAATGGTGGTAATAAAATTTATACTTCTACCATTCAAAAACTTATTATAAATATGTTTGGTATAGGCGGCTATCAAATTAAAAACAATAAATTATATACTTACCCATATAATTTTTTATACTTAACAAATTTTCAAGGTTCTTATGCTGACTTGCATTATGAGTATTTCAGCGACAGTGTTTGTAATTTTACTATAGTAGGTGATATGACTTGTAATCCTGAAATTGCAGTTATTCCTAATAATTACAAAGGTGTAGTCGCAAACTATGACGAAAAAATAACATTACAAGGTTATCCACAATTAGGTTGGAGTACTGATAGTTTTAAGGCATGGTTAGCGCAAAGTGCAACAAGTGTAATCGGAAACGCTATGAGTACATCAATGTTTGATAGTGCATATGCTAATAGAACTGCTATAGCAGGAAAATATATACCTAGTGCTATGGGTGGAGTTGGTGCAGGTGTAAATATTTCAAGCACACCTAATCCATTAGCTTTAACATTAGCAGGAGTTCATGTTGCAAATGCTATTCAAAATGTAGCTTATCATAGTGCTTTGCCACAACAAGCACACGGGAGTAATAATGGCAGTATTTTATCAACAATAGGACTAATGACTATTGGTATAATGAAAAAACATATAAGAGAAGATTATGCGAGAATAATTGATGATTATTTTACTGTATATGGATATGCAACTAATAGAGTAAAAGTACCTAATATAAGTGTAAGACCACATTGGACATACACAAAAACAATAGGAAGTAATGTTGTTTCAAAAACTTGTAGTAATAATGATGTAACTCTTATCAATACTATTTTTGACAATGGTATTACATTTTGGAAGAACGCTAGTGAAATAGGTAACTATTCATTAGATAACAGTCCTAATTAGAAAAGAGGTGAGACAATGGGAAGAAAAGGTAGAAAAGCACAGTCCGAAGCATTTCTGCAAAATCAGAGGACATATCTACAATATGTTAATAGGTTGACAGAATTAAGCATTTCAATGTTTGATTGGAAAAACCTACCAAGTACTATTGATGCGAGATTTTTAGAACTAGCACTTTTTAATGATGGTATGGCAGTATTTTTTCAAGATGAAGTCATGGGTTATTTAGGCTTACAGGTTATGATAGGTGGTAAACTTGATGTTTACAGAATACCTATTACTCGAACAGCCTTTGCACAAAATGGATATCAAATGAAACTTGACCCTAGCAACAGTGTTATTATTTTTAATAATATGCTACACACTAACAGTATACTTGATGTACAGGAAATGAGCAAAAGGCTGTATGAAATACAGAGGACTATTGATGTAAATGTAATACAGCAGAAAACTCCTAAAATTATTACTTGTACTGAAAATCAGAGGTTAGTAATGAAAAATCTGTATGCACAGTATATGGGTAACGAACCATTTATTTTTGGTGATAAGAACTTAGACTTAAGCGGTATTAAGACTCTTGATACTGCAAGTCCTTATGTTGCTGATAAGTTGTATGATTTAAAGACTCAATATTGGAATGAAGCATTGACGTACTTAGGTATTAGTAATGTTAATACTGTAAAGAAAGAAAGAATGATTACTGATGAAGTACAAAGAAACTTAGGTGGAACTATTGCTAGTAGGTATTCAAGATTGTTTATGAGACAGCAGGCTTGCGAGCAGATTAATAAAATGTTTGGTTTGAATATCAGTGTCGATTATCGAGAAGATATGCAAGTACTTGATACGTTTGATGTCAGTGAAGCTAATTTAAGTAATGTGATTGATATAGGTAAAGGTGGTAATAATGAGTAAGTACACAACAGAGGTAAGATTTATTTGTGAAAATAGTGCAGGCTTGAGTGAGAGTGAAGGTGCAGATAATGTTGATAGTATTTTAGATAGATGTTGGAATAAGGTTTTTAATTTTGACTTTCCTATCTTTGATGAAAACTATAGACAGGTTTTATGCAGGAAGATATTAAAACATTATTACACAAGAGAGATTGCACATGAGACTGTAGGCAGGTGGAAACTTGCATTAAATGCTAAGCTCAATGAGATTATGCCTTATTATAATCAGTTGTATAAGAGTGAGTTGCTTGAGTTCAATCCTTTTTATGATGTTGATTTAACGAGAAGTAGAGAGGGTAGTGGTACAAGAGATACGACTGGTAGTAGTACTAGTAATAGAACTAATAGCAATACAGAGACTAATCGGAATGAGACTAAAGATGTGAATAGTGCTAGTGGTACAAGTAATACTGATACCTTGAATAGATTTAGTGATACACCACAAAATAGCATGGACACGCAGGGTATTACTGATAGTGTTCCTTTGACTACAGTTACTAAGGTAAATGAAGATAATACTACAACTAATAATAGCACTGATACAATTACAAGTAATGGAAGTAGAACTGGAAATGGTACTGAAAATATAACAGGAAATAATACAGAGAATGTTAATAGCACTGATAAGTATATTGAGACAGTAAAAGGTAAGCAGGGAACAGAAAATTATAGTAGTTTATTAAAGAAATTCAGAGAGACTTTTCTCAATATTGATATGATGATTATTGAAGATTGTAGTGATTGTTTCTTTACTTTATGGTAAAGGGAAAGAGAGGTAATAATGAATGCAAATTATAAGAACTTAACAGAGTTTAGGTTTTGGTGCTTTAAAGTGTTACCACTAGTGTATGATGATGAATTAAGTTATTATGAAGTTATCTGCAAATGCGTTGATTATATTAATAACTTGATTGAGAATGATAAAGCTATTAGTAATGATGTTGAACAGTTAAAGCAGGAAATGAAACATGTGCAGGAGTGGATTGATAATTATGATACTAGCTTTGCAGAGAGTATTATAAGAGAGTATCTTGCTACTATGATATTTGTTACTATTAGTGACAGTGGT